CAAGTCAAAGCGGTGGCTTAACCAAGCCGCTACGCCAAAGCAAAAAGAAATTCTGCGCAATAAAGGCGTGCAGATCAGCGAAATGGATTTCTCTTGGACAAAGTACAAAGCTGCATGTTGTTTGGGATACTATTTTAATCGAACACAAATTGATAGACTGATTGCAGATAACTGGGAAAGACTAACGGGAGAAGAACATGGAACGATCTGAAACATTAGATACGGCTAAGGAATATGTCACCAAGGATCGTGCCGCTACGCATGGTGATATGGAGTCAAACCTGACAACTATAGCAAACCTATGGTCGATTTACTTAGACACGTTAATCAAGCCGCATGACGTAGGGGCTATGATGGCTATGCTCAAAATTGCTCGCATAAAATCCAATCCCCAAAATGCAGACAACTGGATCGACGGCTGTGGTTACTTGGCGTGTGGCAACGAATTGTCCAGCAAGGAATAAAAATGGCTCGCTTTGAAATGTACCTATTTATGGTCGAATCAGAAAAACAGACGATAGAAAGCTCTGAATATGAATTGATCTGTTGGGTAAAAAATAGCGAAGACCTTAATGAAATTCAGTCAGTGGCGAATGATGTAATCAACACCCACATAGAAGAAGCTGAAAACACAGTTATGTTTGGAACCGCAAGCATAATGGTTAGAGGGGAAGAGGTTATGAATCTAGGATTCAGAAACAACGAAATTGACCCCGATAAAATTGACGAGGTAATAGACCTTATTTCGACAGGAGAGGAAATTGAGCATTGAGCGATAATTCAACAGCACCAGAGCCAATGAAAGAATTGGCACACATACTTGGAGTATTCGGCTGGAACACAAGGTTTTCTGATTTAACAGAAGAGCAAGTACATACGCTGATATTCGGTATCCAAGAAGCAAAAAGATTAGATCAGGAGATTAACATTGGGCAACTCGAAGACACCTACTTTAAGTCAACAGGCACTTGGCCCTCTACTTCAATCCCGTTCTAGGGTCGATCCTGTAGCGGAAAGCATCAAAGAAGCTGTGGATAAAGCAGTCGTTGCGGGTGAGCAAAAAAGAGAGCGCCGTAAATACATCGGGGCATCAAGTATTGGCGACGAGTGTTCGCGCAAAATACAGTACAGATACCTCAACTACCCCATAGATGCTGACAAGGCATTTAGCGCCCGTACACTGCGTATATTCCAGTTCGGCCACGAGATTGAGGACTTTGCTGCAAAGTGGCTCAAAGACGCTGGTTTCGATCTGCGCACAGAAGACAAAGACAATAAGCAATTTGGCTTCTCTATCGCTGACGGCGAGATACGCGGTCACATAGACGGCGTGATATGCGATGGCCCTGTAGCTATGGGCTACCCCGCGCTGTGGGAGTGCAAGTCAGCCAACGACAGCAAATTCAAAGGGTTTGTGCGTCACGGCGTCGAAAAAGCGAACAAAACATACGCAACTCAGTTGGCTCTGTACCAGACCTACATGGAGTTAACTGAAAACCCTGCGCTGTTTACCGTTATCAATAAAAACACCTCAGAGGTCTATTATGAGCTAGTGCCTTACAATAAAGCCTTGGCTCAAGAGGCAAGTGATCGCGCCGTGAATATCTTGACGGCATCAAAAGCTGGTGACATTCTACCGCGTGTTGCGCAAAGTAAAGATTTTTTTCTGTGCAAGTTCTGCGAGTTTTGTGAAACATGCTGGAATTAGTAAAAAATATGGGACGCGCTTGGTCGGCGGCATCCCATATTTAGTAGTTAAGTTGTGAACAGGGACAAGATAATGAATCTATTAAGATATGGCAAGACACCACAAGAGGTAGCAAAGAGAATTTCGGAAGAAGTTCCCCGTAGTGTCCAATTGTCCGCACTTTTCGAAACATACCCCCAAGGGGTGCAGCGCGGTAAGGAATTCTTTCTAGGTTCGTTGCGTGGCGAAGCGGGTCAATCACTCCGCATTAACATCGACACAAGCAGTCCGTGGTTTATGACTGGCAAAGATTTCGAATCAGGCGATGGCATCGGTGGTATCTGCAAGGTGTTTAAAGAAGGTCGCGGATATTCGCTCACAGAATGCCTAGATTACTTCAAGCATCATCTGCCCACAGACTACGTTGCTCCGCCAGAAAATATTGTTAAGCCGAACAATCCCATTAACTTCTCTGTAATGGCATCATCCCCACCGCCGCAGGTTCCACAACAAACCGAACAAAAGCAAACTATTAACCCAAGTACGCCGTTCGAAGAGGAATATGCCTATACAGATGAGGATGGTGTAGTTCTCGTTACTGTGCGCAAATACTTTGATCGGGACGTAACCGGAGAAATTGTTCGGGATAGTTCCGGTAAGCCAAAGAAACAATTCCGCCAGTTCATGAATGGTCGCCAAGGCGTGCCAGAACCGCGCCCCTTGTATAACATCCCGAACATTTTAGGTGCGGATAAAGTTATATGGGTCGAAGGCGAAAAGTGCGCCAACGCTTTAAATGATTTAGGATACGCTGCAACATGCACCATCGGTGGTGCGGGTATGCTGTCAGAAAACACAGCCCACAAGTTTGAATTTACGCAACTGCGCAACAAAGAATTAATCCTATGGCCTGACAATGACGAAGCTGGAAAGAAGCTCGCTCGCATTGTGGAAGCGCAAGCTAAAGAAGCAGGAGCCAAAAGTACACTGATTTTGCAAATCCCCGCTACAAAAGAAGAGAAGTGGGATGCCGCAGACGCGATTGATGAAGGCTTTGATATTAACAAGTTTATCAAGTCGCAAGAAAGCAAAATCAAAAAGCCGATCTCCCTGCTAGACGAAAGCCTGCTAATTGACCAGTATTTCGTTGGATCGCCGCCAGAGCAAAAGTTCCTCATTGGCGATACAATTCCGCTCGGAGTGCCCACAGTATTTGCCGCAGCAGGCGATAGCGGTAAAGGCATGATGACACTCGATCTCGCGATGAAGGTCGCATCAGGCGCATCTATGCAAAGCGCATTCGGTGGCCTCGTAGCAGAACACGGCGATGTGATCCTAATCACGGCAGAAGACGATAAGGGAGAGATGCACAGACGTATCTCACGCCTCGATCCAAAGCGATACCGTGAGCATTACGATCATAAGCTCCGCATCCTCCCCCTGCCCAACCTCGGTGGCGTGTTCCCTATTATGCAGAAGTTCGACAATAGCTATCTCATGGGTGCAGAGTTCGAGCGCATCTACGATCAAATGCTGGAAATGGATAACCTCAAGCTCATCGTCATTGACCCTATGGCATCATTCGTACACGCAGATGTAAACGCTGATCCCGCCGCTGGGGCTGCATTCATGGGCCTACTTGCTCAGATGGCAACAGAAACAGGCGCAACGGTCATGGTTAATCACCATATGGCTAAGATTAAGGACAACGAACCTGTCAGGACGCCAGAGCAAGCGCGTAACCTTATTCGCGGTACATCTGCTATCGTTGATGGCGTGCGCTGCGCGTTCTCAGTTTGGTCAGTGGACGAAAGCACAGGCAAGCAACGGTGTAGAGACCTGAACATAGAATACACACGCAATGGCGTGTTCGATGGCGCGGTCGTTAAATCAAACGGCCCAGCTAATCGAGACATCAGACACTTCATTCGTAACCCGAACACAGGTCTGCTCGAAGACCGCTCGGCAGATATTCGCTCATTGGCAATGTCCACAACAGTTCGTCAGCGCCTAGAACACATTGCTGAGTTCGTGCGTATGCGCGAAAACGAAGGCCGTGCAGTATCCCACGGTGGGGCAAACGATGGCCTGTACCATGCCGTACACGAATCAAGCTCAGGAGAGCCGTGCGTTATATTCCTTAAAAGTGCAGGGTCAGAGAGCACAATCAAAGCTGCTATCACCGCCGCAACATCCGCAGGGCTTATTCGAAAGTACGCATTGTCCACAGGCGGGTCAGAGAAATGGCTCGGAACTATGGATGGCCCACTCGCTCGCGGCGAATATGAACGCCAGACCGGGCGAGATAACATGTAACCCGACAATTTGTTCGGGTTAAAAAGTTAATTGGATTATGTACCCGGTTAACTTTTCGCTTGATTACTCTGGGACTAAATGGTAATAATCCCATATCTACAAAAAGGAGAA